CTCACAGGAGAAGGGTTAACCTCCTCAACCACCCTCTCTCACAAGGAGACGCCAAAACGGCGAAGTGAGGGAATTGTGCGCTAGATAATCCAGCGCAAGTCGTCGCAGTATCGAGAGATACTGCGCACTGTCCTAGGCTTTCCAAGGTAACCACGGATAATTTCGTAGTTATCGAGGGAGCCCTTTCCTCCGTCAGCACTCATGGGCCGGAGGCCCGTCGCGCGAAGCGACAATGAGTGTAGATGGTGAAGAAGGAGTCCATAGTCGTCATTACGCCTCTTTCGAGGCCTCATGATGACAGATCGGACGTATGTACCTTCTTCGCCAAACGCAGGTCTAGGGTTTTTATGCTCTAGATCTGAGACGATGACACCTGTATCTCCGAATTCCTCGGGGACCGGGTGTCGCCAGGCTTTTGGCACCATAGCGTAATATTTCCGCCATAGTGTCCGAAACCTGGAGTCGCAACCAATGATTCCGCGCTGTTTTGCATATAATCGTAAACGATTACATACGTAGACAGCGTAAGGGATCTTGTTACTTGGTTGCTTACGAAGGAAAAACGGTCTAACTGGAACGGAATCGAACCAGTCAGTACCGCAGGACTCGAAGAACCTTCCTGCCAAGAAGGTCTTCGAACTGTTCACCTTAAAGCCTATTAAGGCCAAGGTCCTTATTACACGATCGGCCAGGTGACACGGAACGATTAAATCGTCACCGTACACCGAGGAATCAATGCCTAAGTTACAGCCCGCATACTTGCAGACTGCAGCAAAGATCAGAGATTCCAGCTCGAAAGTGTAACCGTTCCCCATAGACGAGAACTTCTCTAATGGTACAATAGTACCATCGGGAAGGAGCGTGTTTGGAGAACGGGACAGGTTCAAGAGCTCAAACCATTCGCGGCTGAATAGCCTATTCACAAGCAAAAGTGACACTGAGTCACTTGCCAGAGAGAGATCAATCGTTGCAAAACCTGCCTTTTGGGCACGTTCGGCAAAAGACTGATTCACTCTTTGATCATTAAGATCAATGTGATGCGAATGGAGCCGTTTGCGGATAAGAGCACCGATTCCCAGTTGTGTGAAAACATTAACTGAGGGTTCGATGCAAATACCGCGGTCGGTAAGAGCGGTCTTGGGAACAGTAGTAAACCTATTTCCTTGTACCACCTCTAAGTACGCATGTGCGTCCATTAGACGATCGC